GAGTTCCCTCTCGTGGGCGTCATGGGTGGCATTGAAAACCCGATCCTGGGCGGCCTGGACGGCGGCGACCAGCTCCGCCCGGACCTTTTGCTCCTTTTCCGCGCGCTCCTTGTTGGCCTTCTCGGTCCGCGCCGCCCGCTCATCGTGGTGGGCGTCCTGGAGGGCCGCCATCGTTTCGGCGCTCTCGCGGAACTTTTCCCGCTGGGCCTCATACCAGCGGTCTATGTCGTGGAGTTCCCTCTCGCGGGCGTCATGGGTGGCATTGAAAACCCGATCCTGGGCGGCCTGGACGGCGGCGACCTTGGCCTCCTCGGCCCGCGCCGCCGCGTCTGCGGCGGCCTTGGCGGCGGACGCCTGGTCCTTGGCCGCCTGGTCCGCCTGAGCCGACTCCGCTTTCATGGCCTTGGCCTGGTCCTGTCTCGCCTCCCGGTTGGCCGCATTCCTTTCCTCAACGCCCTTTTGGGCCAGTTTGGCCTCCTCCTGCCCAATGCTTTCCTCCATGTCGCGGCGCTTGCGCATCAGGTCGGCCCAGACGGCCATGTGTTGCGTCAAAAGGGGGGTCATAAGGCCCAAGTATTCCAACACACCTTGTCCAAAGGCTCTGCCGGGGAGTTGGTTTAATAAATACATTTCTTCATTTACTTTCTTCCGGGCGGCCATTTCGTCTTGAATCGCCTTGGCCAATACCTGTTTGTGCGCTTCAATGGTCTTTTGTCCGGCCTCCTCTTCGTGGCGCGCCTGAATGGCCTGGATCTCCTCCGGCGTGGCCCCCAGGGCCTTGGCCCTGGCGATCTCGGCGGCGTTTCCGTACCGGATCGCCGCCTCACGGGCCTCCTCCGTGACCTTGACCATATTCTTGATATCTTCAATCGTTTGTTTGATGGCCTTTTCGCCGGCGAAGGCATCGAAAAAAGCCCCGACGAGCGGGCGGGCGCCGGGAATGAGACGGAGGGTGTCTTTCCAGGCTTCGTTGATTTCGAGTTGTTTTTCGAGGATGCCCTGGCTGTCTCCTTTCACGATGGCCGCCGACTGGGCCGAATGGAGGCCGACGAGTTGGAGATAACGGGCCGCCCCGGCCGCCGCCCGCTCGACGGCATAGAGGCTGAGTCCGCCCTGTAAGAGGCCGCCGATGCGGTTAATCGTCACGCTTGCCTCGTCGCGGGCGCGGATCGCCAGTTCGATGTCGTGTCGGCCCATCGTCTAAACTCCGTTCCAGGCCCGTCGTTCCATTTCCGCTTTCCAGATTTCCCGTTCGCCCCAGGCGAACCGGGCCATCGCCACGAAACTTGCCGCCTGGTCGAGCGCCCCGCCCGGCGTCGGCGGGATGCCCCGCGACCAGAGGTCCGCCATTTCCAGCCACTCAAACGGATCTCCGCCCGCCCATTCCAGCGGACAGGCATTCAATTCAAACCAGCCCCGGCCCTCGCATTCCGGGCACGGCGGTTCGTCCGCCGCGGGTTCCCGGCCGCCACAGGCCGCGCACTCGAAACGGGCCTCGCGGCCGGGGGCCGGGGCGCTCAGGCACCGTCCTTCGGCGTCTCGGCGGGCGGCGCCGCAAGCCCCGCATACGGCCCCGTATTGCCAGGCGAGGGCGACTCGGATGCGTTTTTTTCGGCGCCCCCGAGGCTCGTGCCGACGCGGAGGGCGGCCGCCACCTCCCATATCTCGCGGTCCGAGAGGACCAGGTCCAGGGCGCCCGGCTCGAAGGGCACGGCCTGGCCGTCGCGGACCATGCACTCCCAACCGGCCAGTTTCGAGGAGGCCAGCGCCCAGAGGTCGTCCATGTGGGCGTCGAACAGGTCCGGGCGGCCGCGGAAATCCTCGATGTTTTTTTCGCAGAGGGCGTCCAGCCGTTTCCGTTCCCGCCGCGTCAGGTGGCGGAAGCGAAGCCGCGGCCGCTCCGCCGGCGGCTTCGCCTGGTCCGATTGAAGGACGACCTCAAACGTCTCCGCAGGTTCCAGGGCAATTGGCATGACGCCCCTCCTCTAGGCAAAGGTGATGGCCAGTTCATCGTCCCCGGCCGACGCCGACCGGTTCAGGCGGAACTCGATGTCCTCGATGGCCGTTTTTCCGCGGTCCCCTTCGGCGGCGCCGGCGAACTGGAGTTTCGGGGCGGCGAAAGAGATGGTTTCTCCCGATCCGGTCCCGACCTGGAAGGCCAGGGCCTGCTCGGTCCGCGAAAGCCAGAGGCCCGCCAGGTTGTTGGCCGATACGAGCGTCGCCTCCGGGTTCATCGTCCCTTTCACGGCCCGACCGGTCACGATGGCGTAAGTATAGCCGGCCGAATCATTAACGTCCTCGCGGAGGACGACCTCGTTTCCGAGGTCGAGGGTCATTTCCGAGAGGACGGGGGTCCAGTCGCCCAGGGTGAGGCCCGCCGAGGTGAAGCGCGGGGGTTTTACCGTCGGATAGGTCGGCGCGAGGATGGCGGTGTCCACGGCCGTCACCCAGATTCCCTTGAAAGAAAATTCCACGCGGACGATCTTTCCGGCGGCGAAACGAAAGACGGCATTGCCCATGCAGCCGCGAAGGACCTTGCAAAGGCCGTCCTCGTAGAGGCCGAGGGTCACGGTCCGAGGAAGCAGGCCCGCGACGGCCGGGGCCCGCGAGACGGGCCTATAGACGTGCCCCGTCGTATTCACCAGGCCGCAGGCGGGGAGCAGCGTTTTTGCCCAGAGCGGATCGGGGTCCGACGGGCTGGCGGTCCCGTGCAGTTCGACGGAGAAGGTGCAGGACCCCCCGGCCGCGCCGGGCACGCCCGTCAGGGGCGAGAACCCGCCCTGCCCTTCGCGGGCGTCGTAAGGGATGTCGGGCGTCATCTTCGCATCGAAGACGTTCATGGCGGCGTCGGCGGCCGCCAGAACCTCGGCGACGCCGAGGACGGATTCGATTTTGGCCGCGAGCACGCGGCGTCGGGCGAGCAGTGGCATGGGTATTCTCCTTTTCTGGCCGGTCATCCGGCGGCATAGGGATCGTCTTCCAAAGTTCGATAGTAAATATCAACATTCACCGTAATTCCCTCAAAACCCGTAAAGGCGTTCTTGCCGACCCAGCCGAAGGCAGGCCGGATCACGGCGTCGTAGGCCAGGCCGCCGAACGTGGGGTCCGAACGGATAGCCTTTTCGAGATCGGCGGCGAATCGGTTGAGGACCGTGTCGGCCGGCGTCGAAGCCTGGTCGCTCAACTGGGCGAAGGCCATGAGGGCGAACGGCTGGATCCACGCCTTCAACCCTTCCGGCGAGTCCCCTTCCTCCGGGTCGTCCTGGAGGATGACGACCAGGTTATTTTGGGGGACGTAAGCCTGCTCGCCGGAGGCGCGGGACGGGCGGACGACCTCGGAGACGGTCTCCTGGTACCCATTGGCGACCGTCACGCTTTCGATCCGGGTCTTCAAGGCCGCCGCAATCTGTTCGACGATCGGTTCGCTCATGCCGCCGTCCTCGGTTTCAGGTTTTGCACCGACGCTTCCAGCCGTCCCACGTAGGCCAGGGCCTCTCCGACCGGTCCTTCCAGGCGACGCGGCATCGTCACGGCCGTCAAGGCCGTCCGGCCGATCAGGACCTCAACCTGGCGGTCCAATTCCGCCTCCAGGTCCGCCCCGGCCTGGTCCATCCAGGATTGCCAGGACCGCTGATTCCACTCGGCGATTTCCAGGATGGACGGCCCGAAGAGTTCGCGGATCGGCTGCCGCATCTTTCCCGCATACCGGCCGCTGCGCATGCGGCGCTTGGACCCCTGGCGAATAAAGACGCCTCGATGTCCCTGGGGCATCCGGGCAATGAAGGCGTGGGGGATGAATCCTTTTTCGCCCCGGCCGCGCTCGACCGCGCCCGTCGCCACGGGAATGGGCGACCGGATGGAGACGCCTGTGACCTTCTGCCGTGCGCCAAAGGCCAGGAGGGGGATGGGGCCGGAGCGGATGCGAATAAGGGCCTCCAGCAGGCCCCAGGACGCCCGCCGAAGACGAAAGGCCCGACGGACGATCTTTTGCCGGAGATCCGTCCGGGAGGCGACGAATTTAATGAGGCGATAGCGCAGGCTTACGGCCACCTTGTTGATGGCCCGCGCAAGCGCTTTTTGCAGGCCGCGCGGAATGCCGTCGAGAACCGCCTGGATTTCCTTCAGGCGGACGGGATCCATCGGCGTCACGGACAGTCGGAACATGTCAGCGCACCTCCAGTTGGAGCATCGCCTCGTCGCCGTCCAGAAGGAGGACGATCCGGCGGGTCGTCACCGGCCCGCCCGGCCGGACCGCCACGTCCACGCGGTCGCCGCCGGTGTCGAGGTCGGCCGCCCGGATACCCGCCTCCGAATCATTGAGCACGTCCAGCCTGAGCGTCGGCGCCTGCGCGCCTGGGGCCTCGGCGATGGGGCCGGGCGGCGACCGGTCCACGATGGCCTGAATGGTCCGCGGCGCTCCGGTCCGCGGCCGGTACACCACCGATTCGGCAAAGTCGGCCAGAAAAAGGCCCGCGTCTCCCGCGAGGTCGATCGCCATGCGTCACGCCTCCGCCGCCTGTTTCAGGATCGTCCGCCGGACGGCGATCCGCCGGGTTTCGAGCAACCGCACGAGGTCGTTCCAGTCGGCCTCCTCGCGCCGCCACCGGTCGGACGTCCGATAATTGAGCGGATCCGTGAAACCGTCGAAATCCTCGACGCCCGTCCGGTCCACGCCCCAGCAGTCAATCTGTGTCGCCCCGAGCGACCCGGCCAGGGCCAGGGCCGTCGTCGCCGACCATCCGGCCCATCCGAGGCGGCGGGCGCCGTCATATCGAGGAAAATCTATCTCCGAGACGGCCAGGAACGGGAAGGCCGCGCTCTCCGGGCAGATCCGTTCCATGCGGATCCGCTGATCCGGGAGCGAGACCATCGTGGGCCGTTCGCCGGGTTTCCGTTTCGGCCCGCCGTCGCGGAAAAGCATGGCGGCGGCGTTGGCGTCCAGAAGGACGCAGTATCGGGCCTCGTACAGGAGGGCCGCCCGGTTGACGGCGATCCGCAAATAGCCTTCGCGGTCGGCGAATTGCGTCAGGCTGGGGCCGGGCGCCAGGAGGGCGATTTTCATGAGGCCTCCTTTTCCGGTTTCCGGGCCGCCAGGGCGAGCCACGGGCCGATCCGCGTTTCGTCCGTCCATTGCCAATCGTCCGGCCAGAGACGGCGGACGGCGGCGGCGTCCGCGAACGTCCTCTTGTGTTCCCGCGACCGCCGGCCCCCTTCGGGCACCGTGACGATGACCGTCCCGCCGGGCCGCAGGAGCCTGACCGCCTCGGCCACGAGGGCCGGAGCGTACTCTACGTGCTCCAGGACCTCGCCGAGGACGACCGTTCCGGCCGAGGCGTCCGGGAGGCCCGTCCGCTCGGCCAGGGCGTGACGAAGGTCGATGAGGCCGGCGGAAGGCTTGAACCGCCTCATGTCCGCCAGGGCCTCGTAGGATCGGTCCACGGCCGTCACGTAGCGGCCCCTCGTGGCCGCCAGGATCGGAAGCGGCCCGGCGCCCGATCCGAGGTCCACGACCGGATCGGAACCGAGATGTTCAAGGGTCCAAAGGATTCGCCGCCTGAGATCGTCCCACCGTGAATCCGGGTCCTCGAATCGTTCGCGGGCCTTGTCATGCTTGAAATCTTCCGGCATCACGAACCAGAAATCCTTCTCGGCGGTCTGGGCCTTGAGACCCGTCTTCTCGGCCCAGCGGGCGACGGCCCGGAGGACCCCGGTCTGCCCGTCGTAATGGTCGTGGCCCGCCAGGACGCCGCCCGGCAGGATGCGCGGCGCCCAGGCCTCCAGGTCCGCATAGACCGCCTGCTCGGAATGATTTCCGTCGATATAAACGAAGTGGAACGCCGACCCGTCCGCCATGAGCGACGCCGCCCGGACGCTCGGCAGGCGCCAGAGGGCGATTTCAGGACGGCCGGCGAATCGGGCGCAGACGTCCAGGTACATCCCGTCCCAGTCGGTCGCCCAGAACTGCTCGATCTTCTCGGCGGGGAACCGCGAGCGGGCGAAGGCGATCCAGTCCGCGTCCGGGCACCAGGGGTCCGCGAGGAGAAGGAACTCCGGCGTGAGGGCCGCCAGAATCTCCTCGGCGTGATCCCCGCGATAGACGCCGACCTCGGCGGCCCTGAGGCCCGCCCAACCGGATTGGCGGGCGTACCGCTCGGCGGCGAATTGGACGGCGGGTCGGGTCATGCGTCCCATTTCCATTGAAAGGTTTCCACGGCTTCGTCCACGAGGCCGAGCAGGTGGGCGGCGGCGGGCCGGAGGCCCAGGTGCCGCTCGTAGTATGGCCGGTCGCCCAGGCGCTCGTATTTCCTGAGAACCTTGCCGAACCAGTGGCCGAACGTTTCGGCCGTGACGACGAGGCCGGTTTTCGGCGTCAGGTATCGGCTCGTGTTGATGCGAACGGTGTCGCGCATCAGAACCGGCAGGCCGCAGGCGATCATTTCGGGGAGGATGCGGGGACCGGAATCGTACCGGCCGTCGTCGCAGACGACGCCGACCTTGGCCCGACAGAGCCAGGCGGGGACCAACTCGATGGGGAGGAGGCCCGTGAACTTCACCCAGAACCGCCGTTCGGCATGGGCTTTCTCAAACAACGGATCGGGCGGCCCGATCCGAAGGACCTTCGTCTTCGGCGGGATGAGCGGGGCGAGCCACGCGAGACCCTTTTCCTCCTTCGGCGAGTGACAGTTGAAGACGAGGTCAAAGTCCTTGGCCGCCCCGGTCGGCTTGAAAAGGTGATCCACGGCCGGTTTCCAAAAGAGGCGCACCAGGGACCCCGGACAGGTCTCCTGGACCGGCCTCAACTGGTCGGGCGAATCCACGAGAATGAGATGGTAAAAGACGCCGTCCTTCGGGATATAGCGCATCCCGGAGCCGTAATAGACGCGGAAGGCGTTCGGGGCGGCCTTCAGGGCCGGAAGGTAATCGCCGTACCCGCCGCGGTTCCAAATGATTTCGGGCCGGTACGAGGCGAAGTCGGGGGCGGAGGAACGGATCTCGATGAGTTCCGGCCGCCAGGTGTGGGTCGCGTCCGGTCCCAGGCGCCACAGCCGCCCTTCGCCGCCGGCCTGCCGGACCATTTCGGCAAAAAGGTGGGTCCACATGTCGCCGTAGGCGCGGAGGGTTCCTCGTGGCGGTTCCAGCGTCAGGGCCGCCTTCTTGTGGGCGCTTCGCATCATCAGCCATCGGCGGTTTCGGCGCACAGGACCTCCATATAGAGGGCGTCGTATCGGTCCGCGACGACCGACCAGGACCAGTGTTCGAGGACGGCCGCCCGCCGCCGGATTTCGTTCTCGAAAAGAAAGGCCAGGCCCGCGCCGATCCGTTCGGCGGACCGGCCGACGATGACCGCCCCGGCCTTCTCTTCCAGGTCCCGCGCGATGCCGCAATCGGTCGTCAGGACCGGCAGGCCCACGGCCAGGGCCTCAAGGAGCGCGTTCGAGCACCCCTCGGCCTCCGAGGCGCAGACGACGGCGTCCAGGGTCCGATACCAGTCGGCCATGGCCTCGTGGGAGGCCACGCGCGGATAATCGCCCGGATCGAAAACGAGTTCGGCCGAGCCGAACCCCTCGGCCCGGAGCGAAGCGTCGAAGGCCCGGACGGCCTCCTCGATCAGGGGGACGCCCTTGTAATCGAGCCGTCTCGGGTCGTCCCGCCGTCCGACCCAGCCGATCCGAAACGGCCGGGGCCTGAAAATCCCGGTTGCCACGCCGTTCGGAATAATCGAAGGCTCGACCGACAGGTACGGCCGGGCCTCGTCGGCCAGTTGCGGATTTTTGGCGACGCAAAAGGCCGCTTCGCTCCACGCCTTCTTTTCCCAGGAAAAACGGGGAAGGGATCGGTGGCTCACGATCTCAAAACCCCAGGCCGGATGGCCTTTCAGTTTCGCGGTTAGGATCGGTACATAGACCATGCTGTGAAGGTGCACGATGTCGAAGTCTTTGAGCCGGCCCATGATCACCTCATCCTCGATCAGGCCGGTCGTCATGGACCACCGATCCGCCAGAGCGTCGGAGAGATACCGCGCGCGGTTGGCGATGCCCCAGCCGTTTCTCGTGCCGATCACGTGGAGGACCTTTTTCACGCGAGGACCTCCTCTACGGCCTCCGCCGCCACGTCGGGGGCGGCGTGATCGTTCACCCACTGGCGTCCGGCGGCCCCCGCCTCCGCCACGGCCGCAGGGTCAAGGACGAGCCGCGCGAGGGTCTCGGCGAGATCCGCCCGGTCGGCGTGGATGACGGGCGGCGGAAGGGCGTCGCCGGAAGAGACGACGGCGCAGCCGGCGGCCAGGGCTTCGAGGCCCGACTTCCCAAGGCCGCCGCGCCACGGCGGCCGGCCGTCCTCGACGGGCATCGGCTCTGGCACCTGGTCTATGAAGACGTGGGCCGAGCGCCGGGCCTCCAGGGCGTCCGCGTGCGATAGGCCGCGAAGGGGCAGATACGATACGGCAACCGTCGGCCGGACGGAATGGATCGCCTCTTCGATGATTGCCGTTCCCTTCTGCTCCTCGCGGGACCGCTTTCCGGGCGAGTGGCAGACGATGCAGGGCGGCATCGGGGCCTTGGCCGCCGGCATCGAAACGGCCGTCGGCGGCCACCAGGGCCGGGCGCCCTCGGGGGCGTAAGGCATCTTGTCTGGCATAGCCAGGGACCGCAGGCCCGCCTCGGCGATCTTCCTCCGGGCCTCCGGCGGATCGCGGAGGAGATGGCTGTCCGTGAGGAGGATCGCACCGCCCTTTGAGCGGACGAAGGCCGTCGTTTCGGGCGAGTCGCCGTAGAGGGCCGGTAGGACGTGCGTCAGGGCCGGCATGGCCGCCAGGCAAAGCCTGTCGGCCCCGCCGACGGCCCTCCGGGCCGCCTCGATGCCCGTCCGGCCCGCGCCCTGGAGGACGATGGACGGATACTCCGTGTGAAATCCGTACACGTCCGGCATGGCGACGATCAGCGAGACCTCGTGGCCGCGCCCGACGAGGGCGCGGGCGAGGAGCGGGGCGTGGGCGTAGGTGGCGAGATAACCTATCAGGGCGATCTTCAATCCGGCGTCTCCCGGAATCTCCGGCTGGCCTGGAAATGCTCGATGACCGGCCGCCCGGCCTTCGGATAGGCCTGGCGCGACAGGTCAAAAATGAAACAGAGTTCCGGCGGCAAGCGGGACAGACGAATCCCGGCGCCCGCGGCCCGAACGGCCTCGTGGAGGTTCACCTGGTCCGAACGGTCCGGGATGGTTTCATTCACTTGTCGCCATCGGTCGAGGAGTTCGCCGGCGGCCGCCGTCGCGGCGAAATAGAGGGTCCCGCCCAGGAGTTCCTCCCCTCGGAAAAAGTGAGCGGCGAAATCGCAGCCCAGGGAGATCGCCGGCCAGGGGTCTTCCCAGACGATGGCGTCGGCGTCCACCCAGAGGAGCGGTTCGCCGGGCCGGTTGCGGCGCACGTCCTGGATCACCTCGACCCGCTGATGCACGTTTCGGGCGAACGAGCGGCGGCCGGGACGTTCATGGATCTCGTAATCGAGGCCGAGCCGGATCAGGCTCGACCGAAGCCGGTCGGCCTCGGCGCGATACTGAGGCGTATGATAGGAAAGGATCATGGCCGCGCCTGCCGCCCGCCCGGCGAGTTCATTCGTTGCCGCCTTCGGCGCGCTTGGCGCCGTCGATTTCCTGGCGCCCTTCGTCCCGGCCGCGAAGAAACCCGTTCATTTCTGCCATCGCATTGGCCAAGGTTTCGAGTTTGTTGTCAATGCGGACCATTACGTCGCTGTGGAGCGCGCAGGAAACGCCTTTGCGCTCTTCGAGGCGCGTCGCCAGGGCCGCCCGGTCCCGGACGCTGATAATGGCATAGACCGTCAAGAAGGCGTTCCAGGGAACCAGCAGGCTCGTCGTGATCGAAAGAAGTATCTCAAAGGTCGTCATCGGCGGCTCCTCGCAGGTCCCGGCCCGTCACCCCATTCCGGCGGGCCGGGACGCGCTGCGAACATAAACCGGCGGACGGTCAGCCCGCGTTTCCGTTCAGGATCACGTCGGCCGTGGTCGTCAGGGCGGCCTTGTCGGAGACCGCGATGCCGGCCTTCGTGTTGCCGGACGCCGTAGACGTCAGGCACTTGTTGCCTGCGTTCCAGTAGAGTTGGTCGCCGGCCGACCAGGAATCGGCGCTTGCCGCGTCGAGCGTCACGCGGCCGGCCCGGCGAACGGAGCCGACGGCCCCGCTGGCGATGTCGGTCACGCACACGCGGATTTCAACGCCGCACACGACCACGTCGCCGCTCGAAAGGGCCGAGCTGGCGGTGTGGGGGACGAGCGCCCCTTTGTTTCGATACGAGTTCATGGATTTCTCCCAGCCTGGGTTTCGCGGTTCAGGCGCCGCGTGCCGCCGCGGGACACGTTGGAGGGCCGGGGCCGATCCCGCCGGCGGCCCCGGCCTTTAAGTCGGCCTCAATCAGGCGCCGACGTTCTTGTAGAGGCCGCGATAATCGATGGCCCTCGCGGCACACCAGTGGCGGACCTTGTATTTACGGGCGTCGCTGTCGAAATCCTCCTCCTCTTCCAGGACCGGTTCCGGCTCGTCCTGCAGGAAGAAGACCATGACCGTGTCGACGATGTTCGGGTCGGCCGCCAGATACCAGGCCGTTCCCGAACTGGCGTCGAGGCGGGCGTCGGCCGTCACCGTGAGACGGTTGGCCCAGATGTTGGCCGCGGCGTTCGACTTCGAGGGGTCCACGGTCGAGGCGATGAGTTGCTGCGCCGTCCCTTTCTTGGCCTGCGGAACGAGCAGGTGGACCGGGTCCACGTTCAGGTATTCGCCCGCCAGGCCCGTCTGCTTGGCCATGAGGGCCGCCGCCACGTCCAGGGAGGCGCAGGAGATCGCCGTGCCGCTCGAGGTCAGGTTCTTGTGCGTCGTCGCGTGGAAAAGGGCGACCGAGTCTTCCGTCATCGTCTGATTCGACGTGAGGGGCACGTAGGCCACGTCGTCCTCGGTCCGCCGGGCCGCCAGGCCCCGCGCCCGAAGGGCCCGGGTGAAGCCGCCCAGGTCGTCGCCGATCAGGGCCTCCAGGGTGAGCATGACGATCTTGCCGTACTTGGCGATCGTCACGACCTCCCTCTTGTCGGAGAGCGTGCCGATGGTGTAATCGGCGCCTTCGGTCACGACCGCCAGGGCCGGGGCCGAAGACAGGCTGACGATGGACATCTGTTTCGTGTCCGGCACGGTCCCGCGGGCCGCCCACCGCGACCACGACGCCGGGGCCTCCTGGTAAGCCTTCGCCAGGATCTTCCGGGCCGTGTTCTGAAGGAGGTACGGAAAATCGCTCGTCGATTGCGAGAGGAAATAGCGGCTTCCAATCTCGCGCGACAAGAGGGCCTTGGCCACCTGGGTCGGCGTCATCGCCGAGGCGCCGGGGACGCCGAAGGCCGAAAGATACTGCCGGCCCATTTCGATGATCCGCAGGCCGGAGATGGCCGCGGCCCGGTCGTGGGGTTTCTCGACCTTCTGGCCGGCCCGGAGGAGCAAGGCGTCGGTCATGGCCGGGCCGATGGAATCCCGGTTAAGGTCGGCGCCGACGGCAATGGACACGGCCGGATGGTCGGCCTGGAACCGGGCCAATTCCTCGGCCAGTAACCGGGCCTCCTGGAGCGTCCGTCCTTCGTCCACCATCCGGTTGGCCCATTCGGCGCCGAGTTTCTTCTCGGCCGCGAGGGACCGGATGTCGGCGCCGCGCTTCCGTTCGGCCGCGAGGGCCTTGGCGGCGGCCTGGTCCGCAAGTTCGACCGCCGCGGCGGCCGTTAGGACCGCCGGCGGGACCGCCGGCGGGACCGTCGCCGGTAGGACGGGCGAAGTGGCCTGCCCCGCCGCCAGGGCGGCGGCGTGGTCTTTCTGGTCGCCCTTCAGGCCGGCCAGAAACGCCTGGGCTTCGGCCTCCGTCGCGTCGGTCTTCAAGCCGACGGACTTCAGATAAGCGAGGACTTCGGGTTTCATGGTCTTCTCCTTGCAAAGTTCTGGTTCGATTTCATGCGATTCCCCGGCCCCCTGGCGAAGCAGGCCGCCGGGGTTTGCCCCCGGATCGCCGACGAAATCCACCGCCAAGAGGTCCTGGAGGCGGCACGCCGGAGGGAGGGGCCTTTGCTGGTCGTCCGTTCGCTCGGCGAACGGCGCCGGTTCATAGACGATGGAAAGGCCGACGGCCTCGGGATCCTCTTCCGCCACGCCCAAAAGATAGGTGGCGAGTTTCCCGCTGGGCGAATCGTCGGCATATCGGCCGAACTGAATATCCCCGCGCACCTGGCCGTCTTCGATCCTCGGATTGGAGGCCCGGCCGACGAGCACCTCGATGCCGTCCGCGCCTCCGAACCACCCGGATTCGGGGTGCGTCAGGCGCGACTTGACGCCGCGGGGCTTGGAGGCCAGAAGGGCCGAGACCTGGCGGAGCGTCTCGTCGTCAATGTCGTATCCGTGGCCGACGGCCGGTCCGCGGGTGATGAGGGAGACGTTTTCGATGCGCCGCCGCCCCCGGTCCACGCGGATCGTTCCGGCCCGGAAGGCCAGGGGCTGCGTCAGGCGCATCCGTTTGGCGTTCGTAGGCATCACCCGTCCTCCTCAATGTCCCAATCCGGGAGGCGAAACCGGTCCCCGTTGCCGCCCGGCCGGCGGCTCTGGGTCGGGACGATCTCCCCGTCCTCCGTGCCTTCCTGGCCCGAACGGTCGCCGCCGGCCCGGCTGCCGGGCTTCGGCTCGTAAGGCGATTGACCCTGGGCGGACGGACGGATGTCGATTCCCCTGGCGCGGGCATACTCGATCTGCTCGGCCCATTCGTCGATGGTTCCCTGGAAGGTGTAACCGACCTTTTCGAGTTCCCGTCCGGGCGTCGTCTGGTAAGAGTCGAGGCCGAGTTTGACGGCCGCCGCCTGGCGGGCCGGATCAATCCAGTACTTGGGCGGCGGCTGCCAATCCATTTCGAGGCAGGCGGCCCGGACCTCGGCGTCCTCGAAATAACCGGCCGGAGGCTGGGCGAAGCCTTCCGAGACGGCCAGGGCGACGAAGGCCTCCCAGATCGGCCGGAGCCATTGCTCGACGAGGAGTTCCTGGAGCACGTCCGTGACGGCCCAGAATTCGAGCAGGCTTTGCCGCTGGCCCGAGAAATTGGCCCTGGAGAAATCCCGAAGGAGCATGGCCGGATCCATGTCGAGGCCGGCCGCGACCTCGGCCAGTTGAATGCGCATGAACGGTTCGTAGGCGGCGCCCGGCCGCTGCGGATTCAAGAGGTCCAGGCTTCCGTCCTGCCCCACGTCGACGATGACGCCGGGCCGGAGTTCCGTGATTTCATTTCCGTCGGTATCCAGGCCCGTATCGCCTATCGGATGGGCCAGTCCCGTAAAGGTCTGGCCCGAGGA